GAGGCGAAGTCCGTGATACATTAACTAAATCTAATAAATTAACTTGGGTTAATATTGTTTTAGATAATCACCTTTGCGAATTAAAAGATAAAAAAAGTTTGTGGAAGTATTTTAAGATTGGTTTGGGAATAAAAATGTAAATATATATTATATTTATTATATTATATATTGTTTTTTACTAATTTATTTTTAAAAAATACTCAATAGTCCTCTGCGTTTTTTTGTTTTTTTATTTTTATTAACTTTATTAACTTTATTAGTTTTATTTTTTAATTTGTTAGTATTTTCTTTCTTTTCTTTCTTTTTTTCATTATCTGATGGTCTATATCGTAAAAACCATTCTTCATATTCAGGACTATTTTTTTTATCTTTTAATTCATTAAATTTATTAGCCTTTTCAGCGCGCATTTCTTCAATTGTTTCTTGATGACCCATACAATTAATACTAAAACGTTTAAGAAGTCCTTTTTGAGCTAATCTATTTTTTTCTTGAATATCAAATAAATATGTAGACATACATAAAATACGATCTTTATCATAATATGGTCTATTAGCATATAAAAATGCTAACCAAAAACTAAGCATAGTATCTATTGTTGCTATTTTAACATCATAACCACTATCTTTTATAATATTATAACTATGACACGCTAATGGTTTATAAATAAATACAACAGTATCTTTGCCCACTTTAATTTCATAATGTGGTGCTATTACTTCACCAACTCCTGGTCTTTTAATAATTTTAACATTTTTAACATCTAAATCTGATAATCTTTCTTTAATAATTTGTGCCGTAAGCATAGGTTCTTCAGAAAGTACATCAAAGTCAGGAATTTTTTCTAATTTATGTCTTAAATTTTTTGGCATATATTGAGAATACATAGATAAAGCATAAGCTCCAAAAAATACTACACCTTGGTCCATCAATGTGCGTTGAATATTTTCATAAATATTATCAGCATAATTAGAATCCGCCATTTGTCGTTGAAATTGAATAGTAGAACATTGTTTTGCTGAAAGAGGATAATTTTTATTTAATAATGTTAATCTTTTTAAAACTTTTTCCCAACGACTAATATCTCCTGCTGGTCTTGATAATTCTAAATACATATTCATACGCAATAAATTAGGTGGGGAATACAAAACCCCAGATACTTTTATAGTTTCCTTTTTAATAGCATTAAAAAGTTCTTTAGGTATAAATGTTATATCTGCAACTGGAATAAAATTAACAAAAACTTTGTATGTTCCATGATGTTGCCCAGATTTTGCTTCCACTTCTTGAAACCCATTTGAAATATAAATATCAACTAGTTCTTTAGCATCTTTTAAGGCATTTGAACTATAAAAATCATAATCTGGTATTTCAATATCTTTATTGTAAAATTGATATTGTTTTGGCAAAATATTATTAATAGCAGTTCCCCCATAACAAATTAATTGTTTTTTTCTTAAAAAATTTTCAAGTATTGAAATTATTTGTTTAATTTCAATTGAATTTGCTGTTTTCATGCCTTGTTTTGTTTCGGCTTTATCGATTGCTGCTCTTAATATAGCTAATTCGCAATCATTAAATGTCATTTTTTTATTACATATGTTTTTCATAATATAACTATATAAAATATATAAAAAAATATAATATTAAATGAGTTATTTTTAAATTTTAAATATTAAATTTATAAAAATCAGATTGAATAGTTCTTGTAGCATATGATAATTCTGGATTTTGTGGAGGAGGCAATGGAATAGTAACAGGAATGTAACGCAAATTTTCGGGTTTTAACACAAAGGCATATCCGTTTTGATTAAAAAATATATCATTTTCTTCAATATTAGTATCAATTTTTTGATATCTCATTCCTAAAAGTTGACATCCCATTTCTCTCATAACAAGAGAACTAGGATTATCTGGATTAGAACCTTTATCTGCTAGTCCAATAGTCATATTTTGTTTATTAAAATCAATAAGTTCATTCATATCTGGAGTAAATTTAATATCATAATAATGTAATGCTCTCATAAATACAGAATTACTTGTCATATTAATAAATTTATAAAATTCTGGACATTCTAAAAATGATGTATTACTTCTATCAACTATAATAACAACTTTACCCATTAATTTTTTTAATTCTACATTTCCAAAATTTTTACCATAAAATTCCGAATCATAATCTTTACTTAATAAAATAGAATCATACCTTTCTAAAATTTTAGCAAAATTTTTATACATATCTTGATTTGCACTTTTAATACGAAGATGTATGATAATTGGGTCTAATGAGTTAGGAGCATTTGAAGTTGAAAACGCATAATCACGAATTACATTCATAGCTTCCATAAAATTAATATAATTAAATGTTTCTTTAATAAAATAACTATTACTTGTAGAAGTAGATATAACGGGGTTATTATTTATTGAATAAATTTCAAAATCAAGACCTCTAACACCTTGTTTTAATAAATCTTTTAAACTACAAAGGTCTACATAACTATTTTTATAATTTCCTCCACTACAACAATTATATGCTGTTTTAACGTAATAATCTTTAAATGTATAATTAAATTGTTCAGAATTATCAATAGATTTAATTTTTCCATTTAAATTACCATAAACCGAATCCATTAAAGAACAATTTTTACTTCTTAAACTAGTATAATAAAAATAAAATATAAATGCAATCAAAATAATAACAAATGTAATTGTAGTAATTAAAACTACAGAGGTTGATTCTTTAAAATCTTTTATTGAGTTTATAAAAGCATCTTTTATTTTTTCTGGATTAATCTCAATTGGTATTATATTTGTATTAGCCATATTATAATATATAAATAAAATATAAATAAAAATATTTATATTATAGGAATGCATTTATCAAATTATTTTAAAGTTATACATGAACTTAAAGTTTATTTTATAAATCGTGATTGGAATACTTATGATATTATTGATATTTATCCTACTAAACGATTTGTTTTATTAATTATAAAATACAATAATTAATAATTGTATTGTAATATAAAAATATAAAAATATATTTTTATATAACATATGCCGGGTGGCTTAATGCAACTTGTATCTCAAGGACAACAAAATATTGTTCTAAATGGTAGTCCAACTAAAAGTTTTTTTAAATCAGTATTTCATCAATACACTAATTTTGGTCTTCAAAAATTTAGATTAGATTTTGAAGGTTCAAAAACTTTACGACTTACAGAAGAGTCTACATTTACATTTAAAGTTAAACGCTATGCTGATTTATTAATGGATTGTTATTTATCTGTAGCATTGCCAAATATTTGGAGTCCATTATTACCCCCACAACAAATAACAGAACAAACTAATTCTCAAGGTCTAGGAAATATTGAACAATGGGCGCCATATGAATTCAAATGGATTGAAAATATTGGTGCTAAAATGATATCTAAAATAAATATTACATGTGGAAATTATACATTGCAAGAATATTCAGGAGATTATTTATTAGCTTCAGTTCAACGCGATTTTAATGCTATAAAACTTGATTTATTTAATAACATGATTGGGCAAGTTCCGGAATTAAATAATCCAGCAAATGCTAATTCTCGTATTAATTCATATCCTAATGCATATAATAATGGAGATTTTGCTGGACCTGAACCATCAATAAGAGGACAAATTTTGTATATACCTTTAAATAATTGGTTTGGCTTAAAATCTCAAATGGCGTTTCCATTGGCCTCATTACAATACAATGAATTACATATAAATATAACATTAAAACCAATTAATCAACTTTTTGTTATTCGTGATGTATTTGATGCTACTAATAATTATCCATATGTTTCTCCTAATTTTAATTTATGGTATATGCAATTTTATCGTTTTTTACAACCGCCTCCAGATGTAAATATTGATATTAATTCTTATTCTGATAAAAGAACATTATGGAATGCTGATATTCATTTAAATTGTACTTATTGTTTTTTATCAAATGAAGAACAAAAAATATTTGCGTTACAAGAGCAAAAATATTTAATAAAACAAGTAAATGAAAAAATATTTCCAAATGTTACAGGTCCAAATAAGATTGATTTAGATTCTATTGGTATGATTTCTAATTGGCTTTTTTATTTTCAACGAAGTGATGCTAATTTAAGAAATGAATGGTCTAATTATACAAATTGGCCATATAATTATTTACCATTAAATGTTATACAAGCACCAACTTCAGGAACTTATACAGTTTATAGAAATATAAATGGAATATTAACTCCCATTTATATTGGACCTGGAGTAAATCCTAATGGGTTATCAACCGGAATTCTTATAAATCAACAATATAATCCTCAAAATGAAAAACTTATATTGATAGCTATGGGAATTTTATTAGATGGTTCATATAGAGAAAATATACAACCCGCTGGAGTATTTAATTATATTGAAAAATATACAAGAACAACTGGTTCCGCTCCTTCCGGATTATATTGTTATAACTTTGGAATTCATTCTAATAATTCTGATTTACAACCATCCGGAGCAATAAATATGAGTAGGTTTAATCAAATCGAACTTGAATTTACTACAATAATTCCTCCATTAGACCCATTAGCTCAAAGTTTAACTATTTGTGACCCAGAAACTGGAACTATTATCGGTATTAATAAACCAACTTGGAGAATTTATGATTATAATTTTGATTTATATTTCTTTGAAGAAAGATTAAATATTGTTAACTTTATTGGTGGAAATGTTGGATTAATGTATGCCACATAAATTTATTAAGTTATTTAATTATTGGGTTATTGTCGCATTTAAGGCAGAAGGAGTTGTTTCATAAAATAAACCTGTTGCTGATATTGTCATTGGATATTTTACTTTATATTTTGAAGAATTAAATATATTTATACTATTTGAATATTCATCTTCTATTTCTTGTTTTTTATTATATAATTCTAAACCTTTATTAAAAGATTTTTCCCATAAATCTATACCTTCATAAGGTCTTTTTATTTGCGAGTTTTTTGAACCGGGATATATTTGTGAAAAATTATTATTATAATATCCTATGGGATGTGTTCTCATACAACCTTTACAATCTATATCAGAAGTACATTGTTCTCTTGTTATTAAACATTGAGCATTTGGACCACAAAAATTGTTACAACTAATTGGATCATTTATGGGTAAATTTACATTATGACTATATAAGGGCGAATTTAAATCTTTATAATTTATTAATGCATTTTTTGGATATCCTATGGACCTATTATTAAAATTTTCTGTTTGCAATGTTATTTTCAAATATTTTATAACTATCCAAAATACAAATAAACATAATAACACATTAATTATTGTATATTTAAAATTGAATTTCATATATACAATTTAGATTTTATTTTAGATTTTAGACAACCACAAAATAAATTTTATCAGACATTTCTTCAATCTTTTTTGCTCAAATATAGACACAAGTACTTCTTAAACCTCCTAACACATTTTGAATTGTATTTTCTATTTGACCTTTATATTGAATTTTTACAACAGCTTTTATAACTAAAATATTTACCATTTCAGTTGTTATTGCATTACCAGCTACAATTATTTTATCAGGATATAAAAGTCTAATTTTTAGACAAAAATCAACAAAATAATCCATATAACCATTTACAACTCCATTTACAATTTGTATATGATATTATTTCTGTTAAATTTTCAAAATTTTCTTCTTTAATTCCAGTTGTTACTATAAAATATTCTGGGTCTAATTCAATGCCTGATTTAACAGCGTTCATGTAATCTTGAACTTTATAAAATTTATTTAAAGCAGTTAACATTTTATATTTTAAAACATTATATACAGTAAAAGTTCCTGCGGCATCCATATTAGACAAGATAATAGGAATTCCTCTCCAAGATTTTGTATTATTATTAAATGTATCTTCATTATTTGTAAATGTGAATGTGATTGGGATTGTGATTGTTCTTTCTAAATTTACATTACTTCTAGATCACAAACTACTAGGTTGAGGAAAAATTAGAACATCATTAAATTCAATTCTTTTTCTTCTCTTAAATGAATTTGTTCAAAATCAGATATATCTTCCATTTAAATTATTTATCTTATTTATCTTATTTATCTTATTTATCTTATTTATCTTATTTATCTTATTTATCTTATTTATCTTATTTATAAGAATTTAATATATATTTATTATAACTATAATGTCAAAAACTGAAAATACAAGTGCTATTGATGAAAAAAAAAATGAAGAATCTGAAAATACAAGTCCAGATTTTAACGGGTTTATTAAAAATTATTTATCTAGTATTATTTTTACTATAGGAATAGCAATTTTTATTGTTGGCGGGCTTGGATTATATACTACCAAAATTGCTCAATCTAATATTTTACCTGATAATATTGAATTAGCACCTTATACTATTAAGGACCGTCTAGTTAAAGATATTGAAATTAATATAAACATTATGAAACCTTTATTTTTTTCTAAAAATGACAATATATCATTACAAAAATCTACATTTAATTCTCAAGAATATTTAGATAGTTTTAATAAGAATTTGTTATGTTATTTAAAAAAATCAGCAGACCCAAATTCTGGATTATTAGCTAACCCATCATTATTTTTTTCAATTGTTTATGATAATTTAGTTTCTAAAAATTTTTTAGCTATTAATACCATTTTTTATTATTTAAGTTATCTTCCTGAATCCGCAATTATGTTATTGTATGGTCTTTTTGGAATATTTATATGGGTTGCATTATATTTTTTCAATGTTTGTATCAGCGTTTTTTACCATATTGTAAATATTCCACAATTATTTAGAGATATAGATGATACAACTAACAAATGGGAATCAATTGACAATATTAATTTCTTTCATTTTACAAAATTTTTATTATTTTTATTTATGTGGATTCCTATTGGAATATTATCTGTATTTATTACACCAATCTTTTTTACTATTTATGGATTAATTGCGCCGCTATTTGCTAAGTATAAAATTAAAAATACCAATAATAATATAGATTATAATGTGTTTGACTTTTTACAAAACACATTTGTATATAAAAAGTTTTTCTTATTTATTTTGATTACATTAAGTTTATTTTCAAATGGTATTAAATATTTGGGAAATAAATCTATTATTGGTATTTTAGTTGCCGTTATTTTTGCATATTTTATGAAATTATATTCAAATCCTCAACCAGAGGATAATGGATTTATAATAGTTAAAACTCTTAATGAAATAATACAAGCAAATGTATCATCTTCTAATAAAATTTTAGTAGAAATTTGTAAAAGTATACCAATGAATGATACCAAAATGGATAAAATTAGAAACGAAGGTACATTTAGAATACCAAAAACTAGTAAACACGACGACATAGAACCATCATCATTAAAAGGGGGTAGCAAAGTATTTAAAAAAGGCATTAAACATGTAAAAAAATATGATATTAGATGGGCTTAAAAATAAATTATAATGTATTTTCATAATTTAAATAGAATTTATAATTTAAATTATGAAACAACATAAAAAAAATACAAATTCTATGTTACCTTTTGTTAGTTTATGTACTCCAACATTTAATAGAAGACCTTTTATTCCATTTATGATTAAATGTTTTGAACATCAAACATATCCAAAAGATAAAATTGAGTGGATTATTATTGATGATGGAACTGACCCTATTGAAGAACTTGTTAAACATATTCCACAAGTTAAATACTTTTATTATGAAGAAAAAATGCTTCTTGGTAAAAAAAGAAATTTAATGCATACAAAATGTTCTGGAGATATTATTATTTATATGGACGATGATGATTATTATCCATCCGAACGTATATCACATGCGGTTGAAACTTTACAACAAAATCCTACATATTTAATAGCAGGTTCATCTAAAATGTATATTTATTTTAATTCTAGAAATCAAGTATATCAGTGTGGTCCTTACAAACAATATCATTCTACCGCAGCTACATTTGCTTTTAGAAAAGAATTACTTATTCAAACAAAATATGATGATGAAATTGCTTTAGCTGAAGAACACAAATTTACTAAAGGATATACGATTCCATTAATCCAATTAAATTCATTCAAAACTATACTAGTTTTTTCACATAAACACAATTCTTTAAATAAAGAAAAATTATTGGAAAATCCTGAACAAACTAGAACATTTCCATCATGTTATACTGTTGATGATTTTGTAAAAGAACCTATTTTAAAACAATTTTATATGTATGATATGAATACCCTTTTAGATAAATATGAACTTGGTAAACCTGAACACAAACCTAAATTATTAGAACAAATTTTAAAAATGGAAGAAAAAAGAAAACAAATGGAAGAAAAAAGAAAACAAATGGAAGAAAAAAGAATAGAAAATAATAAAATATTACAACCAAATTTTAAAAATGAAAGTGTAAATAACAATATTATAACTCTTCGTAATGAATATGAAACAAAATTATCAGATAAAAATATTTTAATAAATGAACTTCTTAAAAAAATTAAACAACTAACCCAAGAATTGTCTGTATTTAAGTCTAAATCTTAAAAAACAATTTAAAGACATATAATTTATAAATTATATAAATGACTTACTATGATTATGATAATGACTGCGAAAATGATATTACTGATTTAAAAAAAGAATTTCCAGCATTTCAAAAATTAAACAATAACTATGAAAAATGTAGCCTTACATTTAAAATTGATGGTAAATCTAATACGCGCCTTACTATTAAAAATTATGGTTCTGGTTCTCAAGGAACTCGTATTGTAAATGCTGTAACAGGAAATAAATATAATATTAAGGTTGGAAGCGCTAAAGAAAATCTATTGTTTAAAGTAATTGATGCTACTGGATTTAATGGAAGAAAAGAACCTTTAATGCTTTATTATGATTCTCCAGAACAATATGAACAACATTATTTTACAAATATATCACCGGATACAAAACAACAATGGGTTCAACGGGCATTATCAGTTTAAATTATTTAATATATTATTTATTAATACTTAATTAATAAATAATTTAAATACTTTTACAAATTACTATTTCATCTATTTCATCTATTTCATCTATTTCATCTATTTCAATTGTATTTTCTTTTGTATATTTTTCTAAATATCTATATATTCTATTTATATCTAATTTTGTTATATCTACATTTTCAAATAAAGAATAAATTTCAGCATCGTTATTACATTTACTTTTTAATAGTAAAAAATATGCAAACATATCATTTTTATCCATTAATAATTCTTGACACAAATTTTGAATAAAAACTGAATTGTTATATTCAGTTGAATATTTTGTTAGTACCTTTGTAAATCTAACTTCAGAAGGATTAAATTTTATTTTTCTTTTTGAGGCAAATAGATCATGGTATATTTTATTATTTTTAAAAGTTTTTATCATAGAACTCATTTCATTAAATTGCCATATTTGTTTTTGAAATGTTATTCTATCTATATAATCCGCAAAACACATATTATCTAATATTTTTAAATAAAAAGGGATTGATTCTTCTTTTGATGTTTTTTCTAAAACATCTATAATATTTTCATGCCATAATAATCCTACTATAGTTCTATCTGTTTCATTCATTATTGTTAAATGGTCTTCTATTGGATAATTATTATTTATTAATTTTTTTGTTATTTTTCTCGTATCATCATTATATGATTTTTGTAAAAATATATTTTTTATACTATTATTATTTAATATTTTATCATTATTTTTTAATAATTCGTATATTGTCTTTAATTTTCTTAAATCAAATTGAATATAATTAATTATATTTGTTTTTATTTCTTCATTTTTTAATGAAATAAAAGATGGAATAAGTTTTTTTAAAATTAATAATATTTGTTGTTTATTTGGAGATTTTAATTCTATTACATGACACACTTTCATTAATTCTTTTATCTTTTTATCAATATGATAATTACCTATACAAATTATTGGGTTTAATGTTGTTTCTTCCAATTTTTGTTTTTTTGTTTTCTTAGGTCTTATTATTTTTATTAATGAATTTATTCCTCCTTTATCACCATTATTCATTCCATCTATTTCATCCATTATAATTGCTATACGTTTTACTTTTTTCTCAAACATACTCATAATATTTCTATCTGCCATATTATGTTTTGTTATTGTATCTATTATTGATTTATTTCTTACATCGCCTGCATCATATTTTATTACATCATAATTAATTTCTTTAAGAATATTTACTATAAATGTTGTTTTACCTGAACCTGGGTCCCCATAAATATATAATCCACGTTTTGTTGTTAAATTATGTTTATTTTGCTCAAAATCTTTTAGTATTGCTTTTATTTTGGTTGCTTCTTCGTCACGATTTAATAAATTATTTATATTTAAGTTGTCCATCTTATATATCTAATTCTATTCTTTTTATGTTGGTTTTTATTTAATCCTTCTTCTTCAAATATATTAATTATTAATTTTCTACATTTTAATGAATTATTATCTATTGCATAAGATTCTAAAAAATTTACATAATTACTATAAATACATTCTTTATAATAATATTTTTTCATATTTAACCATCTTTTATAATTTTCAACTAACAAAAGTTGAAATACAAAATCATTATCTTGTCTTACCATTGTTCGTATATATTGTTCAATATTTCTTTTAATTATAATACTTTTTAACAAATGATGTTCTTTAATATAATTTGTTTGTGTTAAACATATTGTTACACTTTTTGGAATGTATGAATAAATTATATCTATTAATTCATACGACAATTTATTTATATTTTTTAAAAAAAAAATAGCTTCATTTGAAAATACCATATAAATATATAATTTATTAAATTTAATATATTTATATTTAAGATTTAAGATTTAACTTTTTACTCCAAATCTTTTTTGGTACACGGATTTTTAACTCCTGATGTAATTCCATCCCATGTTACATTACAGGCAGTTGCCCAACGATATTTAGCACAACTACCATCATTTCCTGTAAAAGGTAATTGATTAAAATTCATTTCATTCAAATTATTTCGATTGCCTGGTAAATTACATCTTCCTAAACTATTTGAATTAAAACAAGCTTCTCCATTTCCAGACATATCAATCCAGTAATCAGGACATTCACCAACTACCGGAGGCCAATTTTCACCAGCATTTGATTTAGATAACATTACCCCTATTACTACTAATATAACTAATAATAATATAATTGCTAATATCAATACTAATTTTTGAAATTCCATTCTATATAAAATAAATATATATTTTTTTATGGTTGTATAATAATATGAATAATTATAAAAGTTCTAATGGACGAGTTGATATTATTAATAAAACGCAGGGACCAGATATCAGCAATTTATTTGCTATTTATGATAAAATACCAGCAAATCAATGCGCTACATTTAGGGAACCTACATTAGGCCAATGGGATGAAACACAATTATCTAAAACTTATTTTTCTAAAGAAAATATACAAATTATACAAAATGGAATTAGACTAGGAGTTTATCAAAAATCAAATAATCAATATATTGTTGCTCCTCAAGATTGTGATACACTTAAAATTATTATGAGAAGCGTTTTTTTACAACATGCTACTAATCAACCACAAAATATATCTGAACAAATTTTTCAACTTAATAAAATAGTTTTAGATTATTGCATTTATCATGTGTATTCTGAAGCTCAAAGTTATATAAAATTTTTACAGGATGTTAGCACATTAGCAGTACCACTTTCTAATCCTATTGTTGAAACACAAAAAGATAAAAATAATTATTTAATGCCTAAGTGGTTTTAACAGACAAAGTAAAAGTATTTAAAAAATTGAAATAAAAATATATTATATAAAAATTACAACATAAAATATAAAATGGATTTTTTACAAAATATACCAATACCAACTAATAAAATAACAGATACCATTGCAACTATGTATGAATATAAAAATATACCAAAAAAATGTAAATTGGTAATAATTAATACTAACAAAATAAATAATAGTTGGAAAAAAACAAAAGATTATATCGGCAATTTTGACACCATAAAGTATTATAGTGCTAAACAAAAATTTTTAAACTCAAAAAGAGATATAATAGAATTAAAAGTTTCTGTTCCACCATATATATACTTAGATAGCAATGGCAATATAGATTTTTGTAATGGACGCAATCGGTTCGCAAATTTGAGAAATGCTGGCGTTAAAGAAATGCCATTTGTAATTGAAACTAAGGATTATAAAATATTTCTATTAAGCAAAAAATAATTTAACATTTATTTTAAAGTAAATGTTAAAAGGTGTATAAATTTAATTTTTTTTTAGTATAGACTTTTTCTTAGGTTGAATTATTATTTCTTCTTCTTCTTCTTCTTCTTCTTCTTCTACTACTGCATCTTTTAAGCACTTTTTAATCTTTTTTACTACTTTTGGAATTGATTTTTTATTTGAAACTTTTACTTTTACTTCACCAATTTGTGATTGTTTTCTTTCTTTTTGATATTCTTTATATTCATTCTCAAGAATTTCTAATTCTGATAACCACATTTCTTCAATTGTAGTTGATTTAATACGGTTTAATTCATTGTCTTTTTCTTTATGCTCATTTAACATTTTTTCTACATTTTCTTCTGATACTGAATCCATTGGCATTTTTACTAAATATTTAAAATCTTTATCATCTTCAATCATATAATATTTTTTTTCTACAAGCATATCAATAATTTCTTGTTTCTTCTTTTTTCTTAAATCAATTGTTTCATCCAAAATTTCTTTAATATATTTTACTTTATTTGATAATATAATTATGTCTTTTTCAAGAGTATTAATTATATATTCTTTTCTATCCTCGTAATATTCAAACCGAATTTCATAATAATCATCAATGATCTCCTCCACATTTTCATATTTTTTTAATTTATCTTCAGAATTAAATAAATTCATATTTGTAGTTGAACTAGTAGAATACAACTTCAATAATTTTTCTACTCCATTACATCCATATTCTCCTTTTCCAGTTTCTAATTCTGCAAGTTTTCCTTTACTAAATGTAATTATAAATTCTATAGTTGTATCAGTATAATTTTCAAATACCTCCTTTATAATAGAAGTTACTTTTTTACCGTCCTTATCTTTATCATTTTGAAGATCATTTAACAATTCTTTAAAATCTTCGGTCCAATATCCAACTGGTAATTCTATTACTTTAATTTTATCTGTATCTGTTTTTTCATACTTACCCTTAAAGAGAAATTTAGTATCGCCAATTTTTTCTATTTCACCTGTAAATCCCTCATAATAAGGAAAGAAGTTAATTTTATCATCTTTATTATTTTGTAATTTATTTTTTAAATAACCAATAATATCTTTTGGGTTATAACATATAATTTCCGTGCTAAAACCGGTGCCTATACCTTTTGAACCATTTACTAAAACCATTGGAATAATTGGAACATAAAATTGGGGTTCTACTGGGGTACCGTCATCATTTAAATATTTTAAAATTTTATCATCTTGCTCTGGAAATATACATCTAGCAATTCTTTCAAGTCTTGTAAAGATATATCTTGGACTTGAAGCATCTTGACCTCCTTTAATTCTTGAACCAAATTGTCCTGATGGAAATAACAAATTAATATTATTAGACCCTGTAAAATTTTGAGACATTCCTACAATTGCTTTATTTAAACTTTCTTCGCCATGATGATATAATGAATTTTCAGACACATAACCTGAAAATTGAGCTACTTTAATTTCAGTAGTTAAATGTTTTTTAAATGCACAAAATAAAATCTTTCTCAAACTAATTTTTAAACCATCAATTAAATTAGGAATACTACGTTCACAATCATATTTTGAGAAATGAATTAATTCTTTATTAATAAACTCTTCATAAGGTATCATTTGTTTACTTGTATTTGCAAAACTCTTTCTATCATAAACAGTTTCTAACCAAATTTTTCTGTCATCTGCTCTTTTTTTATTAAATACCATATCAATTGCATCATCACTCACAGCACCGGTATGTTCAAATCCTACAAATTTTTTTTCTTCAAAATATTCTCTAAATTCAGTTTTTGTTGAAGTACCAAGACCTTTATAATACTTAATCGTCCATCCTTTTATTCCTTCAGAAATATTGCTTTTCCAATGTTCATATTCGCCTTCATTATAAAATTTTAATATTTGTTGACCTTTTTTTGCTTTTAAAATTGGGGTATTCATAAATCCAATAAATCCCGGAATATGAGTTAAACTTGCCCATTCATTTTGAAACAAATTTATACATAATCCTTTAATATGACTACCATCTAAATCCTGGTCAGTCATAAATACTACTTTACTATATCTTAAATTCTTATTAACATCTTCAATTGTTTTATATTCTTTTCCAGTCTCTAAACCTAGAATTTTTTTTATTTCAGCAATTTCTTTATTTTCAGAAACTTTTTTTACCGCCTCTCCTCTTACATTCATTACTTTACCTTTTAAAGGATACACTCCAATTGTGTTTCTATCTTCAGATGATAAACCTGAAATAACACCGGTTTTTGCTGAATCTCCTTCACAAAAGATAATCATACAATCCTTTGACCGTTCAGTACCACCCCAATTAGCATCATCTAATTTAGGAATTCCACGAATTGATTTGCTCTTTGTTCCATCTGTTTTTTTTGCCGCTTTATTGTCTTTTACTTCAGTAATTGCACAAGCAGCGTCCATTACTCCCATTTTGGCAACTTTTTCAATAAATTTATCACTTACATCACATTTTGAACCAAATTTAGTAATTGGCGTATTCATATAATCTTTTGTTTGACTGTCAAACGCCGGATTTTCAATATCACATCTTAAAAACAACATTAACTGCTCTTTAATTGATGTTGGATTTACTTTCACCTTTTTCTTTTTTTCAATAAATTCAGCTAATTTTCTTGTTATTTGATTAAGTATATATTCTACATGTTTTCCTCCTTTTGATGTATAAATACCATTAACAAATGATACTTGAATAAATTCATTTGTTGGAGTTAAAGCTACCGCATATTCCCAACGAGAATTTGCTTCTTCATAAACTCTTGGAGAAACTAATTTTTCTCCAATATACAAATTAATATATTGCTCAAAATTTTTAGTAGGAATAATAGTTGAATTATATTTTACTTTAATTATTTTATCAGTTATGGCTGAAATATCATATACTCTTTTTTTTAATAAAGATATCATATCTGATGTTAAACCATTCAATCCTAATTTTTGATAATCAGGATTAAATGTAATTTTTGTATATGGTTTAGTTTTAGAAGCTTTTGTAATTTTTGGAGGGCAAATAATATCTAAATTATTTTTGAATTCTTGTGTATATTTAAGACCGCGAATATGGTCTACTGTTTCAATAGAACCATAGGTTGACCAAATTAATACTAGTTTAAACCCAAAACCATTTTTTCCACCTACAATTTTTTTTTCTTCTTTGTTGTAATTTGTTGAAGTTCTTAAATGACCAAATATTAATTCAGGAACCCAAGTATTATATTCAGGATGTTTAACTACATCAATGCCATTACCATCATTAATCATTATAATAGTTCCATCTTCTTGAATAGAAATATCTATATAAGTAACAGGTAACGAATTTTCAACCTTTGCCTCAATTTTAGATTGCATTCTAACTACATGATCTCTACAATTTACAATTCCTTCATCAAATAATTTAAATAAACCCGGAACATAATTAATATTTTTTTCAATAATTTTATCATTTGTTTCATTCATAATCCACATATCAGAATCAATTGTTTCAATTGAACCTATGTATGTATCTGGATTATCTAAAATATGTTGCTTATCAGTCTTTTGTTGGACATCAAAGTATAATTGTTCATTATTAATAATAGCGCTCATGGTTAATATACTTTAAACTTGTCTATTTAAATTGTTTCAATTTTATTTATTGTTTAGTAATTACTTTTTATACACATTTTGGTTCAGTTTGGAACACTGGAGATTTGAGTATTAAACAAATGTATACTAAGTTTCAATAGTAATATGATGTCATACTTAAAATAACTAATTGAATTTTTTTGCTAATATCCAAATAATGGATACAATTGGATACTCAATTTAGTTCCGCAATTTTGTAAAAAAGTTATGGTAATGCTTTTTTTCATTGTTAAAACATTTTTTAAAGCATTATCATCTCATCCTAATTTTTATAATTCTTTTTAGAAACTTTATTCAACTATTCTATTTTGGACATTTTAAAAATGTCCATTTTCAAAAAGCTCACCGACTTTTTAAAATTTTGTTTCAAACTTAATAGTTTCTTTAAGAGAATATCCACCTTTTGGTTCAGTTTGGAACACTGGAGAATTGAGTATTAAACAAATATATACAAAGTTTCAAATGTATTATGAGGTCATATTTTAAATTATATTTTGAAACTTTTTAACTAATATCCAAATAATGGATACCCTAGGATACTCAATTTAGTTCCGCAATTTTGTAAAAAAGTTATGGTAATGCTTTTTTTCATTGTTAAAACATTTTTTAAAGCATTATCATCTCATCCTAATTTTTATAATTCTTTTTAGAAACTTTATTCAACTATTCTATTTTGGACATTTTAAAAATGTCCATTTTCAAAAAGCTCACCGACTTTTTAAAATTTTTGTTGCAACTTTAATAGTTGATTCCTTATTTAACAATATTATTAAGTTTTTTAATTATATTGTTCAAATTAAATGTATTATAGTAACATATTTATTAAGATAAAAGATGTTTATTATTTACAATAAATCTTTCTAATTCATTAATATCTATTTCGCTTGTTTCCACATGAGATTCCCAAAAATATTTACAATAACTCCATACAAAATCACAATCACCCTTATACCAATGATCATATTTTTTTAATAACTCAAAATATAATTTATGTGGTAACAAATTTATAGATGAACGAGGCAATACATAGCATAATTGAACAATTTCAGAAACAGGAGCAGGGGTCTTATATAAAACAAATTCATTATTAAATATCGGAATAACCCTAATTAGATCTTCAAGCAAAGGAGGATAATTATATTTATAACGCCAACGCCAATCTGGACAACCAGATGTATAATATTTCATAGTCCATTCAAGTCCTTCTAAATAATTTATAGAAATATTACGAATTTGTTCATTATTATCTTCTGTTTTAATTCCAAATAAACCATGATAATATCTTGATTGCCAATTTGGCTTTACCGGATTTATAAAATGCTCCATTTCCCTATCATAAAAAGGCGTTAATTCGAAATTTTTAAATTTATTTTCAGGAGTTGTATTTGGTAATTTATGTTTTTCTTTATTATTACGGGAACGATGTTCTTTAATAATAAACTCTTTCTCTTGATTTGCTAATTGTTGTACCATTTTTCTAACATTTCCCCAATAAATAGTTTTGCCATCGGTAAGATTTAAATTAGTATTTCCTATAGTGGCTTTATATGCATTAATCATTTTATCAACTCCTCCAGTTCTAATATTAATAGCCGGAAAATGTGGTAAAAAATCGTTGCCTAAAAAGAAACAAATAAAAATATAATCATAAATTGTATTCGTTTTTTGATGGGTTGTTAATTCTATATTATTATTCATGTATTTTGTTAGTATAGTTGTAAATTCAGGAATATCTAAAAAATAATTAGATTCGGGTTCTAAAGAACTATCAATAGATTGAATAAAATGGGGTGTTTCCCTGAATAAATATATATTCGGACAAACAGGAAGATGATTAATTGATAACATAATTAAATCAGCATCTAAACCATAAATAATAGTAGTTTCTAATAAATGTTTTTGTGGATTTGTTCGAATATAATCAAACAATTTATGTTCTCCTTCACCAAATTGATTAGACCCGGAAATAATAATATCTAAATCTTTAAAATGGTTAGTTACCGTATAATTAAGTTCATTCATAAATTTAGTTCCAGGAGTAATAGCCGTAGAATTCCAAACATCTTCTGTTTTTTTTTTATAAATTGCGCGTGAAATTTGATTTTGATACCAAGATTTATAACGACGAGACCGTTGTTGTTCTAATTTAGCAACAGGAGCAACCCCATCAAATGCAATAATAACTGTGCGTGATGGATTAATAAGAGAAATATATTCTTCTATTTTAAAAATAACTTTTTTTATAATACTTACAGATATATTTTCTGTAACTTTAATTTTATCAACCTCCATTTTATTGTAAGCATCATAAATAATAGAATTACAATCTAAATAAAGATTGTCAACTTTTATCACATCTTTAATATATCTTTTAATAATATTTGGATGATTTTTAATAATGTATGAAAAATAACTTGGGATACCCATTTAATAATACATAGTAATGTATTTAATATGATTATTTAAATATTAAATGTTTCTGTAAATTCGTAAGAGATAATAGATATATTATCTATTTATATATAATAAATATAATGAATAATTCAAAAAAAGAAACGTTAAAAAAAACAACTACAGAAATTGTTATATTAATTGAGAAAAAATTGTTATTTTTTCAGGATGTGATACAAAAAACAATTTTACATATTCAAAAAAATAAGATATTGGATTTAATTAATGCTAGTGAAGTAAATAGTTGTATTAATATTTTGTTTGAACTAAGTAAAAAAATAAAAGAAATTAATGATGTTAGTATAAAAAATAATACAGATAATATTATTAATATTCTTCAAATAGTCAATAATGATTTATCAAGTTTATTTAAATTATTTGGAACAGAATCATTTGAAGATTTATTATGGATATGTTTTGGAAATAATTCTGTAAATACTTATACTAATTCTGATACCGATAAACATAAATTTGAATTATTAAAAAAATATTTTCATCCAACAAGTTATAAATTATTAGGAATTAAAAAAAACGAACTAACAAAATCAGAATATAGTAAATTAAATGAAACCTCAAAAAATCTAGATAGCGTTGATATTAGTATTAAAATAAAATCATTTCATTTAAAAGTATTTGGCATTCAGTTATTAGTTTACAATCCACAACATAAAAAAAGTATTATAATAACAGGGATTGTAGACGATATAATCATAGAATTTTTAAATAATAAATATATAAATTTAAAAAATCAATTAATTAAGGAAAATATACCAAATTCTTTAGAATTTCAAGCAGATACATTTACAAGGTTTATTCAGTCACTTAATTTAAAAGATTATATAATTTCAGAACCACACGATATTTATTCAAAATTTGCAGGTTATTTAAGCAATTTAAATTTATTAAAACAAAAAACAATAACTCAAGTAGTAAAAGAATTTATAGGATTTGATTTATTTATAAAAAGAAATACAATAATACAATTGTTAGTTAAGATAGATAAATATGATAATCAATATTTGGCTTATTTATTATACGATATTTTATCAAATGATACAAATGGAACAATAGATACTCAAGAACAAATAATTTTATTTAATAGTTTTCCACGGTCAATAAAACAATATTTTAAGGATGCAATGAAAAATACAATTCAATATACAACAGATTTGTTAAATTTTGACATACAAAAAATTCCATTAGAACAACAAATATGTTTATTAAAAGTATCGGATTCTGTAAAAGAAAAAGCAATACAAAAATTAAAAGAAATAAAAGCAAAATCAGAAGATACTGGATCAAAGGCAAGACAATACTTAGATGGATTATTAAAAATACCATTTAATGTTTATAGAAAAGAACCAATATTAAATGTAATGAATGAAATAAAATTAAAATATATGAATATGCTTCAAATAAATAATATTACAAATACAACAATAAAAAAAAATTATACTAGTATAGAAATATTAACATCCTTAAAAGAAACAAAAGAATTAGATATAGTAAATATTATAAATAAAAATATAAATGTATTATCCTGCAGTGACTTAAAAATACTTGTAATAAAAATTAATAATGAAATTGTTAAACACAAATTAAACAGTACCAAAATAAACATTACTAAATTAAAAGTTAATGGTAGAAATATAAAAGAAAGACAAAATGATATTTTTGAATTTATTCAACAAAACAAAACTAACAAAAATTTATTAAATGATTTGTTTGATATAAATAAAACAAATACAAAAGATTTGTTAGAAATAGAAGAAAAATATAGTAAAATAAATAATTACATAAAAAATATAAAATCAACATTAGATGACGCAATTTATGGACATGATAATGCTAAAAAACAAATAGAAAGAATAATAGGTCAATGGATAAATGGTAAGCAAGATGGTTATTGTTTTGGGTTTGAGGGTCCTGCAGGTGTGGGAAAAACTACATTAGCAAAAAAAGGATTGGCTAATTGTTTAAAAGATGAAAATGGGGTCCCAAGACCATTTGCAATGATACAAATGGGAGGCGATTCAAATGGTTCAAGTTTACATGGTCACAATTATACCTATGTAGGTTCGACATACGGTTCAATAGTTCAAATACTTATTGATAAAAACTGTATGAATCCAATTATTTTTATTGATGAAATAGATAAAATATCAAAAACAGAACATGGAAAGGAAATAGTAGGCATTTTAACACATTTATTAGATCCTGCTCAAAATGATTGTTTTCAAGATAAATATTTTTCCGGAATTGATTTAGATTTATCTAAAGCTTTATTTATTCTTTCATATAATGACGTTGAAGCAATAGATAAAATTATGTTAGATAGAGTTCATCGTATAAAATTTAAAAATCTAACATTAGATGAAAAACTTGTAATTTCAAATACTCATATTTTACCCGAAGTATATGATAAAATGGGATTACAAGATGTTATACATTTTTCAACTGATGTATTAAAATTTTTAATAGATGAATATACGTCAGAATCTGGTGTAAGAAAATTAAAAGAAATTTTATTTGAAATAGTTGGTGAAATAAATTTAGAAATTTTAAAGAATTTTAATACAACATATGAAATTCCAATTAATATAACAATTGAGGATATTAAAACAAAATATTTTAAAGATAAACCAGAAATCAAACATAAAAAGATACATAATGAAAATAAGATTGGAATAATAAATGGTTTATGGGCAAATTCTCAAGGAAAAGGTGGTGTAATTCCAATTCAAACAACTTGGCGCCCAAGTGAAACTTTTTTACATTTACATTTAACCGGAATGCAAGGTGATGTAATGAAAGAATCGATGAATGTTGCGTTAACATTAGCTTGGAATTTAACAGAAATAAATAAAAGAGATGTTATTTTGTATCAACAAAAACTAACAAATAGTTTTAACGGAATTCATATACATTGTCCAGAAGGAGCTACCCCAAAAGATGGTCCAAGCGCAGGAACAGCCATAACAACAACAATTTATAGTTTATTAAATAATAAAAAAATAAAATATAATATAGCAATAACAGGTGAAATAACTTTGGATGGAAAAATAACAGAAATAGGAGGATTAGATTTAAAATTTTTAGGAGGCATTAAAGCAGGAGTAACCGAATTTTTATATCCAAAAGAAAACCAAAAAGATTATGATAGTTTTATAGAAAAGTATAAAGACAATGAACTAAAAAATGGAATAAAATTTTATCCAGTTGAAACAATACAAGATGTATTTAAACTAGTTTTTGAATAATATTATATTTTTTTATTTTAATATAATAGTATATGTCAGATTTACAAAATGCCCTTTTTGATAATATAACACAAATTTGCTATTCTTTGTCATTTTATTCTCCAATAATTATTTGTGTTAGTATAGTTTTATTTTCAATGTTTACTTCTTCAATTGGAAAAGCATTTGCGTTTTTTGTATGTATAGCAATAATAACATTTATTAGAATAATTGTATTTAAAGGATTAAATACACTAGAACCAAATCAAATACCAAGTATATGTTCAACTGGGTTATCTGAATTATTTATACCTCAAGATATAACATACAGTACATTTATATTAACATTTACTATGATGTATTTAATTACACCAATGATAATGATTTCTACACAAAATAAAATGAATTTTATTAATTATAGAATTTTAGCATTTTTCTTAGCGTATATAGCATTGGATTTATTTGTAAAAAATCAATTAAATTGTATTCAATTGTTTTCTTCATTAGTTATTGGAGATATTTTAAGCGGATTATTTTTAGGTGCAGTTATATCAGGAATAATAATGTATGGTTCAACTTTAAAAAGTTATTTGTATATAAATGAAATAAATACTAACAAAGAAGCTTGTTCAAGACCGTCTAAACAACAATTTAAATGTCGCGTTTTTAAAGATGGAACTTTAATTGGAAACATGTAATATTATATTTTAGACTACTAAATATTTTCAATAAAAAAAGATATTAGACCAAGTGGTCTTCGCTTTTTGTTTAATTAATTTACAAACTCAAAAGTAACTTTACTATATTTCACAATAGAACTATATTCTACTTCTAAATTCACTCTACATTTTTCGGTATATTTTCTAATTGTTGCGGCACCTTTTATATGAGTAAGAAGATTACAATCATTCAACCCATATAGGTGTGAATAATGAACTTCTACATCAGCAATCCAGTCTACCCCACTTCCAGTCCATCCAAGTTCTTCATTAGTGCGCGAAATGTTAATAAGAGGTCCAAGTTCGCGTCCGTTATGTGACTGATATATTGCGACAGCAAGTAGTTTACCTTGACTCTTGCTTTTTACAAACCACAACCTATCTCCTTGTTTAACATTTTTTAGGAAACATTTATTTGCAGAAACTGTCGAAGAAATCCCCCAAATTCTGTATTTGGAAGACATTTTAAAGTTTTCTCCATTACCAACTCTCAATATCCAATCAGTAGTTATTTTTTTATTTTTTTTAACAACCATAATTTCTTCTTCGTAAACAGTGTTAATTGAATTAAATTCACTCATTTTAAGTATTACATAGTTACAATTTTGTAATAAGTATTTAATTCAATTTTTTTTATAATGTATTAAATATTACATAACTAAAAATTTATTTAAATGTCAGTGTATTAAATACTTATTAATATTTCTTACAATAATTGGTTAGTCATATATTAAGTTACTTTGGATTAATTTTATCTATCAAAATTGTTAATATTTTTCATCATCCAAGTTTTTAAAGAAGCAATCATCATATTTCTATGAAATGATTCATTAATTAAACTCATATTTCCTCGGGTATTAAAATTTTTATAAAATATATTATATGTTTCAATA